CGTAAGCGTTACAGAGGTCAGGGCAAATGAGTATGAAGGGCGTGGGTTCTGATCATTTGTGGGAACAAGTCACTAAAATGATTAATGAACTCTCCACGAGAGATAAAGTCTTATACAGGGTTATGGCAACGCCAGAGTCTGTGGAGGCAAAGATGGATGAAATTAATAAAAAGATGGAAGAACACTTAGATACAGGTACATCACATTTAAAATGAGCGAAGAATTTACACGCATTGCTAATGCACTCGAAAGAATTGCTAATTCTTTAGAACATCTTCATATTGAGAAGATTGATCATGCACACATAGACGATATAGGAGAAATACATGGAGATGTTATTACTCACCCCAAACAATTCTGAGATACCTTCCCATACTCTCTATAAGATATATCAAACTGTTACTAAGAAGAAGGTAAAGTATTCTCCTATCCGTAAGAGTTACAATATACACACTTTTGGTTAATACCGCCGAAAACGCCGAGCGAATCTCCGACTAAATATTGTATTATTCAATAAAGGAGTGAGGACTATGACTAACGACGAGACCAGAGCACCTGAGAATTCTAATATGTACTATTATGATGATCCTCTATTAGATGTATTGGAAAGGATAGAGAGTAAGTTAGAGCATGTTTTAGAGCACATGCATAGGCAGGAAGAAGGACATGAATGCTGCCGTGAGGAAACAAATGTACCAAGCACTACCTAGAGGCTGTTATATAGATTACAGTTCTATAGCAGGTCAAGGTTTATTTACGCGTCTACCCCTCGCGGTAGGTGCGGAACTTGGCATGTCTCATCTTATTATAGACGAAGAGATAATAAGAACTCCGCTTGGCGGTTTCATTAATCACAGTGATACACCTAACTGTGAGAAATACCAAATAGGTGACAGATATTATATTAAGACAATAAAACGTATAAGACCTCAGCAAGAACTGACCTTAAGTTATACGTTCTATAGCATTGGGTAGATAAATAAAAACAGCCTTGCTGTATCTACATATGCCCACCTTCCAGACGTTTAAAGATCTAAGCGTCACATTCAAGACACATCCAGTTACGGATGATCTCGTTTGTGTGAAGGATAAGGCTGCGATTATACAAGCAATACAGAATCTTATCCTTACTGATAAGGGTGAGAGACCATTTCAACCTACACTTGGTTGTGGAGTTAGAAAAGTGTTATTTGAACCATTAGATTATGGTTCTGCTGCTTTGATTAAAGCAGAAATTGCAGAAACTCTATCAATACACGAACCTCGTATACGAATTGATACTATAAGATGTAATCCTGATTTTGAAAATAATGGTTTTAATGTAGAACTATCTTACCAGATCATTGGAAGAGATGATGGTAGAACAGTGGCTGTTGATTTCTTCTTAGAACGTACAAGATAAATGCCATATACACAGGTCGCTAATTTAGATTTTGATCAGATTAAATCTTCTCTCAAAGAATACTTGAGAGCACAGTCAGATTTTACTGATTATGATTTTGATGGTTCGGCACTATCAAACATGCTAGATGTACTTGCGTATAATACGTACTACACGGCGTTTAATACTAACATGGTAGTCAATGAACTATTCATTGATTCTGCCTCCTTGAGAGACAATGTAATAGCAATTGCAAAGCAACTAGGGTATAGACCTAAGAGTGCTACGTCTCCTACTGCTTATATTTCATTTACTGTCAATTATTCTAACCCTACAACAGACACAGAGTTGATTCTTAAGAAGGGAACAGGGTTTACTGCGTCATATGATAACACTCTTTTCAATTATGTAACACTAGAGGACACAAAAGCACAGGTTTCTAACGATACAGCAGTGTTTTCTGGTATTCCTATAAGTGAAGGAACTCAAGTTGTACAAAGATTTGTTGTTAATACATCAGTTAAAGGACAAAAGTTCGTATTAAACAACCAAAATATTGATACTAATACAATTAGTGTTAAAGTTTTTCCAACAGGAGGGTCATTTAACGAACCATATTTGGTTTCTGATAACATTTTAGGTATAGATGCTAACTCTAAAGTGTTTTTCCTTGATGAAATTGCAGATGAAAGGTATGAATTGATCTTTGGTGATGGTGTTTTAGGTAAAAAATTAGAAAATAACACTATTGTTGAAGTTTCTTACATCACTACTAATGGTCCAGCGTCCAATGGAGTGAAGACTTTTGTCTTTTCTGGTGTTCTTGAGAACCCTAGTGGTGTTTCTCCTAATGCATTTAACATTACAATCAACTCTACCATCGCCTCAGCAGGTGGAGAGGTCATTGAAACTACTGATAAGATCAAATATAACGCACCAAAAACATATGGGTCACAGGATCGTGCAGTGACCTCTGACGATTATGGTGCAATCGTAAGAAATATCTATCCTGCTACTAGCGATATAATAATATTTGGTGGAGAAGATCAAGATCCACCTGATTATGGAAAAGTTTTTATAGTTTTAAAACCATCAGATGCATCATATTTGACATCTTTAACTAAAAATCAGATTGTTGAGCAGTTAAAGAAGTATGTCGTAGCATCTGTTCAACCAGTAATTGTAGATCCTGCTATTCTTCACGTTGAAATGAATAGTAAAATCTATTATAACAGTTTACAAACAGATCAAACTCCTTCTCAAATAAGAGATAAGGTTATTGGATCTATACAAAACTATGTTGATAACTCTGATACTGAGAAGTTTAAGGGTACATTCCGTTACAGTAAGTTTATTGGAGTGATAGATGATGCGGATCGTACTATTAATTCTAACTTGACATCTCTTTCTATGAGGAGAGATTTCTACCCTCAATTAAATTCTACTTATTTTTATGAAGTGTGCTATCAAAATGCATTTGATAGCGATTGTGATGATCCAGTTCTTTCCTCTACTGGGTTTAGGGTGACAGAACATCCTACTTATGATGTCTATCTAGAGGACAGGGATAAGAAAATTGTCCTATATAGACTAGATCCTGTGACTGGCGATAAGGTAGTCCTGGACAAGGAAGTTGGTGATATTGATTATGTGAAAGGTGAGATTATGTTACACAACATGACTATTATTAAAGGTAGTTTCTTCGACAATCGTATTTCCCTAACGGTTAAACCCCTTTCTAATGACATCAAGGCACTTCGAGAGATGTATCTTGACGTTGATATAGCAAATTCCAGTTTCGTTGCGTATAAAGAGTAATGGCAGTTAAGACCAAAAGAATATCTACTCTTATTGAGTCACAGATACCTGATTTTATAACTTCAGAGTATGAATTGTTTACTAAGTTCATACAGAAGTATTATGAAGCACAGGAATTGCAAGGTGGTCCTTTAGACATTATTTCTAATATACAAAAATATAGAGATATAGATTATTATGAACAAAATCTTCTTAGACAGTCTGATATCTTGGACACTAGTCTTTCTGCTAGTGATGATACAATTGTATTACAAGATGCGACGAGTTTTCCAAAGAAAAACGGATACGTAAGAATTGGTGATGAGATTGTATTTTATGATACTCGTACTGCTACAACACTAAGTGGTTGTGTAAGGGGTGTCAGTGGCAATACAACGCTAGGTGACCTTTATTCTGAATCAGACTATAAAACTACTACTGCTGCCCCTCACAACTCAGGAGAGAAGGTATATAACGTTAGTAACCTTTTCATCTATGCGTTTATAAAGAGTTTTGAGAATCAGTATTTGGGTTCTTTCCCTGAGAAGTATCTCAGAGGTGAAGTTGACAAGAGAACCCTTATTAAGAATATACAGAAATTTTATAAGGCAAAGGGAACTGATAGTTCCATTAAGTTTATTTTCAATACTATTATTGCGAAAGATGTAGAAAATAAACCAGAAGTTTACAAACCAAGAGATTTTACTTACAAAGCATCCAATGCTGATTGGATCAATGTATATGCTTTAAAAGCAAAAGTTGTTAGTGGTAACGCAAAAGATTTAATAGGACAGACTATTGTCCAGACTGCTACTGAAGAATATGGATATGCTTCTGCTACTGTTGACAATGTATATGCAGAAGGTACTTCTGATAATGAAGTAATATGGAATATCGTTTTAGCACCAGAAACTGTTAATGGTCTCTTCTCTGTCTCAACTAAGACTCGTCTTGAGAAAGAACTTCCTAATACTGATGGTGTTGGTAAACGTATTAATGTATTCTCTACTCAAGGATGGGATGATACTGGAGAAATCTTAATAGGTGACGAAACAATCTCATTTGATGAGAGTACAGTTTCACAATTCATCATTTCCAAACGGGATAATCCATTAACTCACGTAATTGGATCATCTGTGTACAAACCAGTACTACTTAAAGGATCTAATGTTACTCTTTTAAGCCTTGGTGTAATATACAACTTGAATGCTACTGATACGGCAGCATATTCAAGTCCAGGAGATAACATACAAGTCTCCCAGCCAGGATTTGAGACCAACGATCCTAAGATCATGTTAAATGGTCAATCACGTTGGGTTCTTACTACTGGTGATGTTAATTCTTCTACACATGCTGCTGTGGAAACTGCATTGGACCAGGTAATGACCAATGTTTCTTCTATCCATGAAGATGAACAGTATTATTATATTACTAGTTCCAGTTATCCATCATATGACATTTTAGATGGGTCTACTGTTACTCAAACTGTAAAGGATCAAAGATTACTTCGTCTTATAAGAAAGCAAGCAACAAGAACTACAGAAGTATATAAGACTCCTAAGAGAGATGTTGGAATCCTTGTAAACGGTGTCCCTGTCTACGGTTACAAGGATACAGAAAGTATAAGGTTCGGTAAACTAGAAAGTATTAATGTTAGTGTACAAGGAAGAGGGTACGTTAAACCGCCCTTTGTTCTTGTAGATGGTGTTGCAAACAAAGCACGAGCAATATTATCAGGAGAAGTTGTAGAGAGTATTATAGTTGATACTGATGATGTATTTCCAAGAACTCCAGATATTGTTATTACATCTGGTAGGAATGCTGTAGTAAATGCTGTAGTAACACAAGGTAAAGTTACAAGCCTTACAATCGCTAACAAAGGAGAGTTTTACAGTTCTCAACCAATCGTAAGAATTCGTGACAATGCAGGTAAAGGTAGATTTGCTGAATTCAATGCAATCCTTGATACTGATGGTAAACTAAAAGAATTTGAAAAGGTAGATGAGGGTAACTTTTATACACAAGAGAATGTAAATGTAGATATTATCCCTGTTGGAGAGAATGCCACAGGAATTCCATTACTTAAAGAATGGAACTATAATAGGTTTGAAAAGTTTAAATCCAATTTAGATACTGAGTATGGTTATCTGTTTGAAAACTTTGACAATAATCTTTACTACGGATATGCTCATGTAGCAAACCCGAAAGCACTTCGTGTTTCTCTCAATGATAATTTAAGTAATACTGGTAGTGAACCAGCAACTAAGACTCATTCACCTATCATAGGTTTTGCTTATGATGGTAACCCCATATATGGTGCATTTGGATATGAAGATCCATTAGATGCTACGACATCAATAATTAGAATGACATCTAGTTATTCTCTCAATGGTGATCGTATAGATGGTCCTTCTAAGGTAACATATCCTCTAGGGACATTTAATAATGATTATACTTACAATCATAAGTCAGGGACTTTAGATCAGAATAATGGTAGATTCTGTGTTACTCCAGATTTTCCAAAAGGAACTTATGCATACTTCTTAACTATTGATAGTAATCAAGTACCACAGTTCCCTTATTTCTTAGGAGACAATTTCTATTCATTACCTGTAGATAGTAACTATAATTCTAAGATTAATCAGAATGATCTTCCTAAGAATGCCAAAAGATTTTATGTTGATGCTACACCTATAAATGGTGAAGGTGTAATTGCTAGTATTTCTGATATTACTCCTGGTTCTATTGATGATGTTGCTATAGAGAGTTCATCTTCTAATTTCTCAGTTAATTCAAAAGTTTATTTTGATGAAGTAGGAACAAATGGTTCAGAAGCAGAGGCAAGAGTTAATTCTGTTAAAGGTGAAACTGTTAGTTATCTACAATCAAAAGAAAATAAGGTAGTTAAGTTAACAACAATTCAAACTGCATATCTGTTTGTTAATGATACATTAAGACAGCCATCTTCTGGTGCTTATGGTGAGATAGTAGGTACAGTTGCCAGTGATAATGACATTGTGTTGAAAAACGTACAAGGAACGTTTGATAATACAGGAACATTCTCAGCAG